CGATTTGCGACCTGCGTTCAAATTATCGAAGCTCCTATGTGTATGATGTCTTTATTTTATCATAAATAAGCAAGTTTGACTACCGCCGGACACCGCCTTTTTATGCGGTTTTTTCAGTGTCTAAGATGTACTTAGATTGTGCAAAATGCTATCATTTAGTAACAAATTAGGAACACGATTTCAAAGACGGTCAAGACTATTTTAACAGGGCGTTTACTTTTGCCTGAACAGCGTCATAGTTGTACCCTGCTGCTTCCAGTTTTGCCCTTCTTTCGTTGCCGTTTCCCCATTTCCCGGCAATAACTTCTTTTGCAACCTTAGTTACATCCTGACCTTTCAGAAGGGCGTTGACCTTCTGCTGAACCTCTGAAAAATTATATCCTGCTGCGGTCAGCCTGTTCTTCCGATCTTCACCGTTCCCCCACTTGCCATTGATAACTTCCTGTGCGATTTCAGCAACAGACTTTGCCGGGGTTGCGGTTTCGCCTTTCAACAGCTTGTTTACCGCTGCCTGAACTTCATCATAGTTATATCCGGCATTGGTCAGTGCATTTTTTCTTGCGTCACCGTTGCCCCATGCACCGCTGATTACTTCTTTCGCTACTTCTGCAACAGGTTTCTTTGCGGTAGTGTTGGTGTTGGTTGCCCCTGTGCTGCTGTACTTCGGGGTAATATAGCCCCTGATGTACCTGCCATTTACAGCAATAGAGCGATACCCAACGGTATTTGACTTGTTGCACTCAATAACCTTGATTGTAGAACCGCTGACAGATACCACAATACCAACGTGATCACTCCATCCGGTACAGTCACCGCTTCCAGAATCATCCCAGTCATACAGGATCACATCACCTGTTGACGGTACATAGGCATCATTTTCCACCCAAATCCCGGCTTTCTTTGCAAGGGTAATCATATTTTCACACGAACATTCTACGCAAGGGAAAATGCCAGAAAGACCTGTTGCGATAAATGCAGCGGAAACGCCCGTTGCACACCAAGCGTCATTGACGGTCATTTTATATCTTGTGCAAAGCCCGGAATCATTGAACACCGCCAAGATTACCTTATGCTCCGCACTCCCTTCTTTGATACCAAGATACTGAATCAGATAGTTAATCGGTTTCTGTCTGTCGCTCATAGCGTTATCCCCCTTTTCGTCATACTGTGTAAGGTTGTACTGTGTAACCAGTGCATAACAGTTAGTAACATAGGCTGAACTTGTCGCATAACCGTCAGCCTTGATTGTTTCCAGATACTTTTTCGGGTCTGTGATACCCTTCAAATTCTGATACCGGGCAAGCTGAATAAATTCAAAGTAGCCCTTAACCCCTTCTTCCATGCTGTCATACACCCGGAAATTGTCGGTGATCGTTGTCAGCGTTCCCGGCTGATATTCTTCCTGTGTGGTCAGGTTCACGCTTTTACCCGTCCACTTCGTTCCGCATTTCAGCCCAAAATAATTGTGATAGGTTGCAGCAAGTTTTGACTTGCCCCATCCGCTTTCAAGAATTGCCTGTGCAATGATCGGACTGTGTACGCATATACCATAAGATGCAGCGTATTTCTTGACATACCCTGCAATCTGTTCAATAAATTCCTGATTTGTCATTGTCTGATCTCCTTCCTGATGGTAGGGGGTAACAAATCGTTACCCCATCACCCACCGCTTATTTTTTCGGTTCTGTGTAAGTAAGTGCCTGTTCGCTGTCGGAAACTCCGCTTGTAGTCGGGTCATTTACCACGCCAAGGATCACAAGCACCGCAAACAGGGCGTTGACTACATCAAGCAGCTTGTTACCAAGACCGCCAAGGTCAAGCGTATACCCAAACACCGCTGCGATTACCTGAACCAAAAGCAGGACTGCCGGAATAAGGGCAGCCCAAAAAGTCTTGTTCTTAATTCTCACCAACCAGTTAATATTTTTCATGTTCATACCTCTTTCTTCTTCAAATGCAATTCTTCAATTTCCTGCTTCATTTTCGTAACCATCCCATTACCGCCCAACGCATGGTAAGCATCATACATTTCCATGAAATTTTCATAGGCGTATGAAGGAATATCACCCTTTGTCATGTATCTGTCATGGTACTCAATAAGCTGCACCCTAAGCAAAAGCATTGTGCCTTTGCTGTTAGCATCCCGGTCTTTCTTCTGCCTTTTCAGCAGCCACACGATATAACCCATCAGTGCGGTCAGGATGATAGGAAGTGCAACCGTATAAGTCTGCATTAAAAACTGTTCCAATGGTTTCCGCATCCTTTCCGACACAAAAATAACCGCCCATGACCTCATATAATGGTCATATAGCGGTTAAAATCGTGTCTGTGATAATTTGCCTGTTACTCTGCCAATTCGCCACAATCAAGGTCAATCAGCACTTCTTTTACCTGTTCCTTAATTCTTTCGGGAACGTCAGCAAAAGTCTTTTTGCCCTTTACAATCAGGGTTGCATAAACAACTGCCATTTCTGCCACATCCTTTCTGAATAAAATCTTTATGATGAACCGACTTATCATCAGTTATCACCGCCATTTTCAGCCTTGTCCAAGATTTCCTGAACCGCTGCCTTTAATCTGTCCGGCACATCAGCAAGGGTTTTCAGCCCTTTCCTGATCAGGTCAGCATATACTTTTGCCATAGCATTTCACCCCCTTCCCTTATCCCATCAGTTCATACACTTCACACAATGCAAGCTGCGTATCTGTCACCTGCTGTTCCAATGCAGCGTTCTTTTCAGCCTGTAACTTGATATATTCGTCCTTGCCATATTCCACAAGGTCAAATTCATACCCGGTAAATCCCGGCTGTTCCTCTGTTCCCGGCTCATTGACCGGGGTAATGTTGGAAGCAACAAAAACTTTCGTTTCTGTCAGTTCCAGTTCCAAAGGTTTCACTGTACTTTGCTGCTTTCCATAATCAATCATGCTGTTTTTCTACCTTCTTTCTTTTTGGATTTTATGTTGCATTTATAGTATTCATCCGCATACGGTAACAGCGGTACAACATACTTTTGTTGTAGCCGGAAAGAATCACAATGTTTTAACCATCCTTTGTAACTGTTGATACAGCACCATTCAGAATAGTTCATCATGTTCCCGGCTTCCACTTTCTTCCTGATTGCGGTCAGTTTCTCTATCATGTCTTTACAGGTTGTCTTTCGTAACAATGAATAATTCAGGAAAGTCCGATAACCTAAGAAGTCAACCCCTCTGACAAAAGAAGGGAACACCTGCCAGTTACCTTTGATGTTCAGTTTCAGTTCATCCCTGAAATATTCGTTTATTTCTCTCCTAAGTTCGTGAAGTTCTTCTTTGGTCTTGCCAAAGATAACAATATCATCCATGTAACGGAAATAATATTTAACGTGCTTCTGTTCCTTTAACCAGTGGTCAAAACTGGAAAAGTAATAATTGCCTGAATACTGTGAAAGATAGTTCCCGATAGGAATACCAGTTTCAGGGTCAATATCTTCTTCCAACAGATAGATTGCTGTTAAATCTTCAATTTCCGCTGTCTGTATACTGTCAATGATTTCATTCAATAACCAAAGCAGATCAGCGTCATTAAACATCCTTGCATATTTCTGTTTCAGCAATTCATGGTTCACTGACTGGTAATAATGCCTTGCATCCAGTTTCAAGCAATACTGACATTCTTCCGGGTCATTCCACATTGCATTTTGCAGCTTGTGAAGTGCGTTGTGTATGCCCCTTTTCGGTATTGCTGAATAAGTATCACTTGTCAGGTTGTTCACTATGCAGGGTTCAATTACCTGCAAGATCGCCCATTGACAGATACGGTCAGGGAAATAAGGCAGCTTGTAAATCGTCCGTTCCTTCTTCCCCTCTTTCTTCTTGAAAACCTCATATTCAGAAGTATGGTATGTGTGATTGATAAGCATTTCCTGAATCTGTTTCAGATATTTGTCAGGGTCTTTGTCAATCTCTATTACCTCTTTATACCAACCTTTGCCTTTCTTGGCGTGTTGGTGGGCTTTCCTCAAATTCTCAATATCATAAATCTTTTCGTATAAATGATCATATCGTTTCATTCCTTTGGTGTATGCAAAAACTGAATTTCAGTCGGCTAAAGTTCCGCTTTAGCCCGGTAAATACAGTCGGCATTTCCTCGTTTCCTGTTTGGATAGAGTAAAGCAGATTATCACATTGCTGTGACTTGCCTAGCACCTGCCTATTTTTCTTTTTTACCAAGGGGTACGGTCAAAAGGCTACATAGTATATAATTGAAACAGGCAGAGTATCTTTCAACCCTGCCTGAATCATGCAAACATTAAGTGACTGCTGATATTCCGATTACGATTACCCACACTGTTATTCAGATTCCAATAGAACCCCCTCCTATTCATGCCATTATTCCAGTTACTGCCTAATTGAGCAATTTCTTTTTTTTTTCATGGTATTCATTACAGGCGGTAACAAACAGTAATTCAGCTTGCCTTTCAACCTTTATTCAATTATGGGTTATGCTGCCATCTGTTCATTCCATGCAGCAATAGCAGCATTGTAAACGTCGCTGTCTCTGGTGGGGATATACACCAAGCGACCGCCGATACTCCGACCACGACCACCCACACCGTTACTCAGATGCCAACAGAACCCCCCCCCATACATGCCACCATTCCAGCCACCGCCCAATAGAGCAATACGGTATGCGTTCAGGTTTTGCGTGATGTAATGGTAATCACCAACCGGAAGGGAACTGTTACCCAAGCACTCACTAGCCATGAATAACCAGTCACATTTAGTTGAATAGCCCATAGCAGAGATATAACCCCCGGCATTGGTCACGGTAAATCCTGCGCCCTCATAGTTGTCTGTACGCTTCGATTCTGCAAAATTGAAATCGTTACAGATATATGGTTCGCCGCCGCCCATTGAGCCATTGCCCCACATATTCACGCCATAGACAAACTTCCAGATATTTCCCCAAAAGTTTTCTTTCCCTCTCCAACAAATAGAAGTCTTTCCATTTGCTGTTTCGGTTGTGGTTTCACCGCCCTTTTCATTGATGGTCTGCGCTGCCTGACCTGTACCGTTGCCAAGGCTTGCGGTTGAACCTGTCAGGGAAGAACAGTTATAGGCTGAATTATCAGAAATGGAAACAACACCGTTTGCAATCGCTGTCTGCAAATTCATTGTACCCATTTCAATAATCATAAGCATCTGTTCCGCTGACACCTGCTTGATCAAGTCACCATGCCAACCACTGCCCCGGTTCTGTGCCATTGTCTCAATGTTCGGTCTTGTCAGGCTTTGGGTCAAGCCGGATGCAGGTTTTACCCCGGCAATCGAACAGAACTTGTCTGCTGATACGGTCATAACCTGTTCGTCATTCATCAGGAAAGCACCAAGCCCATCTTCCCCACCGTCAGCATCCCAAATACTGCCCTCATAAGCAGAAGTCAGGAAGTAATCAATTTCATTTCCGTTTGCGTCATAGAAAGCAGGATGCAAGCGGAAACCTGCCCTTGCCTTTTCCGACACATAATAATTTGCTTTCCGCAAATGATAACCAATACCCGTATCAATCGGGTCATACACCACCGGGCAAACCAGATAATAAAACTTCGGCTGATAAACCATGACTTGCCCCATTGAACCATCTTCGGCAAAATCTTCATCACCATACCATGCTACAATAGTTCCGTCATCAGCCACGTTGCACCGTCTACGTCCACCATACATTGAGAACGCATCAAAGTCAGAACCCTTTTCCAGATTGACCGCCCCGGCAAGCCTTGTAAAAGTCTTGTTCTTATAGTCCACCTGAACGCCAACAATATCTTCATCAGACAAGCCAAGATATGCCCTCAAATCAGCAACCCCGGCAAGGATTTCCTGACTGTTGAAGTTTTCGCTTCTCAATTCCTCAATGTTGGAAGCTGCTGCACTGTTTTCAGAAGTCAGGGATTGCAATACACTGTTAGCGGTGGTAACAGAAGCGTCCAAGTTCTGCTTCGCTGTGTTCGCCTGTACGATCACGCCGAACAATTCCGTTTTAATTTCCCCTGCATCGTCAATCACGTCCTGCAACTGTGTCTTGGCGGTGTTCGCATTATTGATTGCGGTTTCAAGGTTCGTTTTCGCCGTTGAAGCGGTTTTATTTGTTGTGTCCAAAGTGGACTTGATAGCGTTTGCATTGTCAATCACCGTCTGCAAATTGCTTTTCGCTGTGTTTGCACTTGTGATTGTGTTTTCCAGATTAGACTTTGCTGTTTCAGCATTGGTCTTGGCGGTATTCGCTGCGGTTGTAGCAGCTTCCACGTTTGACTTCGCTGTGTTCGCTGCGGTTGTGGCGTTCTGCAAATTTGTCTTTGCTGTGTTCGCTGTACTGGTTGCAGAAGTCAACTGTGACTTCGCTGTGTTTGCTGTGGAAGTCGCTGCAACCAAGTCAGCGGTTGCCTGTTCAGCAGCGGTCACTTTCGCATCAAAAGCAACCACCTGTTCATCAACAGAATCCTTTGCAGCGACTACTTCACTTTTCAGGTCATTGTAACTTTCGTTATCGTCATTGACCTTCTTAATTGCGTTCACAATGGAAGATCGCACTTCCTCACCATATTCAGCCTGTTCAATCTGCCGGATATATTCATCAATGTTTGCCATTACTCTTCACCTTCCTTTTTTCCTTCCTCACTGACCGTTTCCCGGTTCATGCGGTTATAGTCCTGAACCAATTCAAGGTTCTTCTGGTTGCGTACCTGTGAAAGCAGGTCAACAATGATACCTTCCATCAGGTAAGCAGGAAGGTTTGACTTCTCCTGCACCTGATTGAAAGCATCAATCATCATTCCTTTTGCGTTTTCAAGCATGACTGACAAAGGCATTTCCTTCATAATCGCATCACCTTCTTCTGTTATTTTCTGGTAAAACAAGCGGTTTCTGAACCGCCTGTTCCGCTTCTTTCTCAATTCCCTGTTCTAATTTTGCACAAAAAGTTTTCTTCTCCAGCAATGTGTAAGGGTCAGACCATACGGGCACTTTATACCCCATTTTTAGAGATGTACACATTTCCTGAATCGCCTTGATACAGTAATACACCAGTTTATCAGCCTTTAACTGCAAGTGACCATCTGAACAGGTTTCAACCAGTTCAGGGGCAACTTCCAAAAGTTGCTGCGCAATAACACCGATTGTTTCATGTTCCCCGGATTGCACCCAATCAAAGGATTTCAGGTCAATGCCGTTTACCACGCTAAGACCATCAACGGCGGTTTCTTCAATGTTTCGTTTCATTCGTGCGTCTGAATCATTGGTATATCCCCAACCATGAAGGTTCAAAGTTGAGTAAAAATCAATACTTCGATTATTCCAGATTGTGAAACTTGTACCCGTAAATCTGCAACAAGCATTAGATGAATCGCCAAGTGAAATATACGCATCCGACCAGAATTTAGTTCCCTTGTCGGAATAGTTGGTGAAACCTGTACTTTCATTTATCCGTAAATTACTGTAAACATAAACCAAATCCTGAAAATTAAATCCTTTGTTATTTATTGTATTGTCCCGATACCACACTAATTTTGTGTAATATGCGGAATCACTTGCGCTGTTTTTGGTACTCCACGCCATATATTGCGCTGTGGATTCAAGGTCAAACACCAACCCCCGGTATTCTGGATAGTTCACAAAACTATTTGTTCCAATCTTCCCGATATAGATACCATCCTGGTAAAAATGGGAACCGTTGTAATTGAACTTGCTGACAATCTTCTGTGTGGAAGTAGCAGCACTGTCATAAATCCTAAGTTCACCGCTTTCAAACTGAATGTACTTGCTGATGTTATTCCAAGCAATCTTAACCGCTGTTGCGTTCTGCTGAATTTTAGTGGACAAGTCCGAACTGTTCAGCTTTTTGGAAACCTCTGATTCAATCGCATCCGTTTTGACTTTAATCTGTGCGGATGTAGAATAATTTTTCAGTTTCCCATCAACGTACTGTTCCGCTGTTTCCTTTGCGGACAGCAGGACAGAATTTTCCAGTGTCTTGATACTGGTTTCAATCTGACTTTTGGTGTAATAGGATTTCAACTGTTCATCCGTGTAATCTTCCGCATCTGACCGGGCTGTTTCCTCTGCATCAGCAATTTCCTTTGTCACTGACGTTTTATAGGTAATGTCCAGTTTATCGCCGGAAATAGAATTTGCTGCAATCCGTTCTCCGACAATCCAACCATCCATTGTAATAGCACTTTTGTATGTGCCATTGTACCCGGTGGACGAATACCCGAAACCGTTCAGATTCCACCGCCACACCCTTTTAGCGGTGTTAATATCGTTGGTGTCCATGATTAACTGTTCTTCCGCTGTTGTGACCACATGACCATGTGTAGCAGCGGTGATCAGGGCGGTTGCTTCCGCAACTGCCTGTTGCACAATGGAAGAAGGAACAGGGATAGTTTCAACTGCTTTCTGAAACGCTGACTGTGCTTCACTTGATTTTGAAGTCAGGGAAGTCTTTACTGTTGTTCCAAGGGTGAACGTGTTCGCTGATGGGTTGTTCAGGTTGATGGTCATTTTTGACAACGGAAACTGCCTGTTCAGCCCATGCGGTGTTGAATTGACGGGAACAAGGTCAAACAATTTAAACTGTTCAATCTGTTCATCCGTATAGTGAAGGTCAACCGCCTTTACCTCAATGACCATGTTTTCAAACTGTTCTTCTGTCAGCCACTTCTTTCCCTTGTACAGAAGCATTTCAGGGGTTGTCACATCATCCCAAGTGACCGTTTTCACAATGAACCCATACTTTGCAACCGCTTCTGCGTTCACAATATAGTCAAGACCATTGTTCACGCTTTCAACGGTCAGACGCTTTTCCAGTGCTGCAATATCGCTTTCTTCCTGCCTTGCACCCAAGGGAATGACCGCTGTTGCAATGTCCGTCATATCCACGTTTTTACTGCAATCTAGCAGGTTTTCCCCGAACTGTATAGATTGACCGCATAGGTTGTCAAACTCCGCTATATAGTCTATATAACGGTGTCCGTTGTGGTTTCTCACCCGGATATAACCACCCAAATCATCAATCAGATCTTCTTTGATCTCTTTCCATGTGCTGTTATAGTTGGTGTAACGGTACAGGCTGTCATTGCTGTCCTTGACCGTCACAATGCCAACTTCAAATTGTCTGCTTTCGTCCACCTGCTGATTATGAATTGCAATCAGGGTTTCCAGATACCCCCTGACCGTCATATCATGGTATTCAGCAGGTCTTTGAATACTGTCATTCAGATAAGCAAGCTGACCTTCACACTGGATATTCTTCCGGTTATAAAAATCGGTGATGTCGCTGATCGGTCTGCCTGCAAAAATCTGTTCTTCATCATGCCAGATTTCCACACATGACCGCATCTTTTGGGGTAGGTCATACTGCGGATGTTTCGGGGGCATTTTGAAGGAAAAAGAACCTGCTGTATTTACTTCCAAGGTTGCCTGTGGCTCTAACAAAACAAGTTCTTCATCACGCAAATCATAAATAGGAAGTCCGTCACATAATACCCTATACATTACAACGAACCCCCTTTGTATTCTATCTTCACTGTACCAGTACCTTTAAACGTCACATAGTTGTCACCTTCCTGTAAACGAATATCATAAACGGTTGTTTTCCCCTTCGGCAAACTGTACGTTGTACCGTTGAAAGTTACCGTCATAGCTGCGGAACAGGTAAAGGTTGGTGACACTACTTTTCTTCTGTTCAGCAGGTTCACCGTTTCTGTTCCTGAAACAGTGACTTCATTCACATGGATAATACCATTGACAAAAGAAAACGTATCCCATAACCAAGGCATACCTGCACCGTTTATCTCGATTTTGAACGGTTCACAATCACATTCCACAACGATAGTTGCAAGCCTTCTGTCACTCTTAAATTCGTTGACCGTACACCGCCCATAGTAATAAAAGGTCTTGTCTGCATCCAAAATAATCTGCATTTTCCGACCATGTAAATAATTTGTCAGTTCTGAAAGGGCTTTCGACCAATACAAAAGCCCATTCAAGACAACAAACGTAAATGTAATAGACCGATTTTCAAAGGTCACTTCATCAACAAGGCTTTCCGTTAAGTCAATCGCCCCATTCCTGCCTGTGACCTCTACTTTTTCAGTCTTTGGCTTTGGTAGGGATAAATCTTTTTTCTGCAAGATCAGCCCCAGATCATCATAACTGTGTTTCGTTCCAAATTTCACGCCATCCAACATTGAGATTTACCCCCTTTCCTTCTGCCTTAAAATCTTACCAAGTTCTTCATCCATTGCCGGGGCAAGTTTACCCACAAGCGTACCATCATCAAGCACAATCGCCATATTCAGCATTTCAAGCACTTTCGGGAAGAACTCACCTAGCATTTCAATAATCAGGTCAAATTTTTCAACCAGTCCTGCGTTCTCTACCGCAACCGCTGACCTGATCATATTCAGCATGGTATCTTTGCCAATCATCAGTTCATCACCTGCTTCACCTGCACCCTTCGCCCGACCTGTGACCGGGTTCACATCAAAGATAGTAGGCTTGGTGAACATATACGGTTCATCCATTGCTTTCTTGTACCAAGACACACTGAAATGCGGTATACTTGGCGGATTCAGCGAAAATGAACCGCTGATTGAAAAGTGCGGTAACTTAATCTTGGGAAGTGACCAACTAAAGTTGAAAAATCCCTTGATTGTGTTAATCGCATTTCTTACGATATTTTTCGCACCTTCAAAAATGCTGCTGAACTTTGACTTAATTGCTTCTAACACACTGGACACAACCGATTTTGCAGCGTTCAGACCGCTTGAAATAGTGGACTTCACACCGTTGATCACATTGCTTACAGTGCTTTTAATACTGTTCCAAACGCTGCTGAACACACTCTTGATACTGTTCAGTATGCTTGAAACAGTGGACTTGACCGCATTGAACACACTGGAAATAACAGACTTGATTGCATTTACCACATTGCTTACAGTGCTTTTAATGCTGTTCCAAATACTGCTGACAGTGGTTTGAATTGCGTTCATCACCGTTGAAATCACTGATTTTATAGCGTTCCAAACGGTGGTAATAACTGTCTTGATTGCATTAACCACCGTTACAACGGTGGTCTTGATTGCGTTCCAGATATTTGAAAAGGTGGTTTTGATACCTTCCAAAATCGGGCTTAAAAATGAAACAATAGCGTTCCATACTTTTGAGATCGTGTCTTTGATTTTGTCCAGTGCGTTAGACACTACGGACTTAATCACTTCCCACGCTGCAAGAATGTATTCCTTGCAATTCTCCCATATAAACCGCCAAGGCAAAGTAATCAGTTCAAAGGCGGTGGTGATAATCTCCACAATGAACATGATAGCGACCTGCACCACGTTCTTAATCGTTTCCCATATCGTTGACAGGGTATCTTTTACCGCTGTGAAGATGTTAATTACCGTCTGTTTCGATGCTTCAAATTTTTCACTGATTGCTGTCTTGATGTTCTCAACCGCATTTGATACAGTTTCTTTTATGGTTTCCCATGCTGAACTGATTTTCTCCACCAAGCCAGTGAAAAAACCTTTGATTGCTTCAATGACCGTGCTGAAAGCGTTTTTAATCGCTTCCCAAATTTCAATAACCTTATTACGGAAATCTTCATTTGTGTTCCATAGGACAATAATAGCTGCAACCAATCCTGCAATCAGCGTCACAATCAGCACAATAGGATTTGCGTTCATAGCTGCATTTAACAAATACTGTGCTATTGTTGCCCCTTCGTTTGCTGTCTTGTATGCTGTCCATGCGGTTGTAATCGCACTGATCAGGCTTGATATTGCCATTGCTACCTTTAACGTCACAAATCCGGTCACTACCCCGGCAATCAGTGGCGACCAATCTTTGAAAGTCTGTATAATATCCGGTAGTTTATCGGACAAACTCTGAACAGCAGAAGCCATCCTTTTGACAACTTCCACCGCCAAAGGTAATACGTTATTTCCAAGGGCTGCCTGAAAATCCGTCCAAGCCTGTTGCAAGTTCCCTGTCTGGTTTGTCCATGTGTCAGATTCCCTTGCTGCCTGTCCTAATGCCCCGGATGCAGCGTTGGCATCTTCCACCATTTGCAGAAGGGTCAACTGTTTCTGCGCTTCATCCAGATCATTGAAGGATTTCCCATACAGTTTATTTGCAGCAGCGTTTCTTGTGGTTTCCGTACAAGACAACCCCAGTGCTGCGTCATTCTCATAGTTACCCTTCAAGAATGACTGCAAAGATTCCGTTGTTTCTTCCAGTGACCTATCATAAAAGGCTGCACTGTCCGCAACTGCCACCATTGCCCGGTTAGCCAGTCCAAGGGATGATTTTGTGTCCATCCCGGTAGTTTTTGCAAAAGCAGCTATTTGTGTAAAACTGCCCTTCATCCGGTTCACATTGATACCAGTATCATTAGCAATTCCACTTAAAGACTTGCTTGCGTCCTTCTCCATATCACCGAAAACCTGTGAAAACTGTGAAGAAGCTGCCTGTGCGTCAGATGCAGCGTTGATACAGTTCAGACCAAAATCTTTGATCTTATCAACTGCAAAATATGTTGCTACCGCTGCACCTACTTTTTTAAATGCGCTGCTGATTTTATTTTCAGACCGTTCAGCCTTGTCCGTTGTATCGTCAATAGCTTCGTTGGCATCCGCATTTCTGATTGCGATAGTACCAAACAGTTTAAATAATTCCATTCAAATCATTGCACCCCTTTCTTATTCAGGAATGAATGTATTCATCATGGACATTGAATCGTTGATTGTTGTTTCAATTTCCTTCTGTGTCATTCCCTGCTGCGGTTTCATAGTTTCCTTGAAATCCTCAAAGGACTTATCAAACACTTTTGACAAGAAATACTGCCATTGCATTTCTTCTTCCCTGATTTCCCATATCGTACTGATGAAATCAGACAAGTCACCTGTGGGAATGAGTTGATCAAGCAGAAGAAAAGGACTTGCATATCTGTGAAATAGCAAGTCCATGAACTTCAATTCGCCTATTTGAGTAATTTTGAAACAACCTTCATAAAACCCACAAATTCCTTTTTCTTGAAAATGTCAACCAACATTTCAAAGAACACATCCATAGGCAGACACGCCACATCATCAGCGGTCATTCCTGCAATCCCGGCAAGGAAACCAAAGATTTCCTGTTCTGCTGCTGACAGGTTTTCAAGAACCACGTCAACGATTTTCAGGACAACGCTGATACCAACGGTTTCTGCAATCTCGTCAACGCTTTTTTCCTCACCATTTTCAGATTCAGAAAGTGAACCAGTGATTGCCTTGATTTCTTCCGGGTCAAAACACTGTCCAATATCCTTCAGACCGATTTTTCTGATGATCTTGGTCATGGGGAAAATGTCTTTTGCACACAAATCCCTAAGTGTGTAGGGCTTTGCTTCCTGCGGTGTGGCAATAGGTACGCTTTCGGCGGTAGCCGGAAAAGGCTGAACTGCCTGACCTGCTGCCATGACTGCCTGTGCTGCATATGCCCCAACATTACCTGTTTCCTGATTTCCTGCCATATAATTCATTTCATTCATGTTTCAAAATCCTCACTTTCTTACAGTCTTATTTTGTCCTTTTCCTTCTGCCTGTCTGCTTCGGGGTTTCCTGTTCCCCGGCATCTGCTTTTTCTTCCTGAACGTCAGCCTGTTCCTGTTCAGCGTTTTCAGCGTTTTCAGCCTGTTCAGGCTCTTTCTGTTCAGGCTGTTCAACCAGTTCAATGAAATTCCCTGTTGTGATAACCTCATTGATACGCTGAACGGTCATTTCCAGTTCATCACCGATTTTGTAAACTTTCCCGGTGTGCTTATCTCTAAATTCCGCTTTTACCTTTACTTTCATAATGCCTTACCCCTTCCTTATGCTGTCGGTGTCGGGTAATAAATCTTGTACGGTAACACCGTCAAATCACCTTCGATTGTCTGACTGCACCGGAATGTGTATTTCCCAACACCTGCTTCCTTGTTCTTACCTTCCAAAGACAGACCGGACGTACAGAGCGCATTTTCCAGAATGACAATGATCGGGTTGCCGGTCAGGGTCTTTCCGACAAAAGCGATATTCTCCCAGTAATCGCCCTTTTCGATCTGACTTTTGGAAGTAATCAGGCTGTAACCGTCAATATCGCTGTTGGCTGCCTGACCGATTACAGAAGCCTTGATAATGTCCGGGGTCAGTTCAATAAAGTTCACTTCCATTGTTGCGGTTTCGCCCTGCTTCACGTCCAGTTCTTCCACCGCAACTAAAGCACCGTCAACTTCCACCTGCACCACTTCCGGCACAATTTCAAATTTGCTGCCCCCGGACGTTGCACCTGCAAGGGATTCAGCAAAATTCCATTTCTGTGTTGTAGTGTCAAACTTCAACCCCTTGTGAATCGTACCTGCACCAAAGGGGATATTGCCGGGGGTTTTTGCGGTCACACCGCTTGACTTAAATTCAGCACCTAATTTATCAGCCATTTTTATACCACCTTCCATAATTTGATTGATAAGTTAATCTGTATCTTGTAAAGTTCCGCTTCCCCGGTAGGCACATAGAAGGAATTTCCATAAAAAATAGCAACCACTGAACCACTGTCCAAGGCTGCTATGTTCCCATCAAGTGCCGGGAAAGCTGTTTCAATTTTTTCCCTTATTCCTTCCAGTTTCAACCGGGCATCCTTGCCCCTGCAAAACCCTGTCAGGATGAAAGTCTTTTCCTGTTCCCCACTTTCAACGGTGGGTTCAAATTCATTGTATTCACCGACAAAATAGGGGTAGGTTACTGGTTGCGTCCACTCCAAAAATTCATACGGAACACCCACTTTTTCAAGTTCCGTATTCATAAAAGCAAGCACTTCTTCCATTAACCCACCCCCTTAAACTTTTCTTCTGCCATACGAATGATTTTATTTTTCAGTGCGGTAAATGCGTTGTGCAATGGTCTGTTCGGGGTCTTACCTCTTGTAAAATGATAATTCCCCTTTGCGTCCTTAAATACCCAACCGCCCTTTCTACCGTCACCATGAAGGGCATATTCACCAGTTCCAAATTCTTCCCAGATCGCATTTTCAAGATTGCTGCCAATGGTTGCTTTCAAATCCCCAGTGTCAACATTGTAATCATACGAACCTTTTGTCTGCCCGGTGTCAACCCTTGAATTTCTCCGGGTTCTTGATTGTAATTCCCCTGCTGCTTCATGCAAAAATGCGATTGCTGCGCTTTCCAACGCCGCCTTGACCTCAACGCTGTAATCTTCAAATTCCACTGACATATTACTGCCCCCCTATAAACCTAAGATAGATTTCAAGGTGTTCATTCATGTTCATGGGATTGTCAATCAGCAGGATTTCATACACCAACCCCTGAATTACCATCCTTGCATTTTCACTTGTCACATCAACAGTTCCTTCCTGTTCATCCCTGCTGACAATGCCTGTCAGGAAACTAAACGGATTCCAAACCCATTTAGTAGAAAGGTCTTTCAGATTCGTAAAGTCACACAAGAAAATATGCGTACTTTCCTGAACCTTGGCATTGAATGAAGTGTATTTTGAATCGCCTGTTGACAAGTCCAACCATCCCAAAATAGAAGTACAGTCAAGCCATTCATATTCACACGCACCTATGCCATTTTTAGCCCCTTTCCCCTTTACCTGTAATAATGCGTGGATGTTACCGCCAACGCCCATATAATCAAAATCTAGCCTTTATATAAGGCTTTAGGAAACCAAGCAGGGCAACAGGATAGCCCATCACCTGATTGTTTGCATCCTGATCATAGTAACTTACGCTGTGCCTTGATAGAGTTTCGGACTTAATGCCTACTTTCTGCCTGTTCTTCACTTCCCATTTCAGCAGGTCAATAACCCCGGCTTTTATGTCAGCCGGGTATTCAACCTTTGTGACCAAGTTATCAGGGTAACGGTACAGATCACCGTCAACCCTGATGAATGTATCTGAAATTTCAGTGATGGTATACAGTCCGTCATTCACGTTTGACTGTGAAATCTGGACGGTATCACCGACTTTCAGGAAATCGGACACGCCAAGCAGACGATTCCCAAGGCTTGCAGCGGAAAATCTCACATAGCGGTTCTGGAAGTTGTTGTTAGTGTATGCCCTGATGGAAAGTTCAACCGCTTTCAGTTTTTCAGCAATCACCGCTTCTTTCTGGTTGGCAAATTCAGGAAGTGCCATAACCTTATCAACTGTAACGATCATCAGAACACACCGCCTTTCTTACGCTGTCGGTGTAGCACCCACAACGGACTTGATCAGACCCATCTTCACATTCTTGTGGTTGAATTTCAGGCTGTAATTCGCCACTGTTCCAAGTTCCGCAAAAGTCGGGGATTCCTTTGCGATATTGTCAACCGCAAGAGAAAGACCATTCGGATGAAGAACCTTGCCCTGCTTGGTATAGAACTTGTCAATACCTGCGGACGCTTCCGGGTCATAGTTGGTTGTGTACTGGTTTTCATAGTTCGTTTTGTCGCAAGACAGAAATGCACCTTCCCCAAACAGATAGGTCAGGTAATTTCTCGTAGTAACAGCAGAAGAACCGCTTCCGGTTGTTACGTCCTTGAAGGTAAATCTGTCTGTAACAAGGACGTGCTTACCTGCGATTGTCGGCAGCGTGATTTCTTTCTGAATCACACCGTTTACAACATACTTGTCATAATCAACCATTTCCATCTTCTTATACTCTTTGAAGATCATAGAGTGCATGACAAGCAGACCAAGACCGCCAGCCATATCCCCAAGGGCTGCCTGTTCCGCATCATAGATTGTACCTGCTTCAATCTCTTTGCTGTTTGCTGCCAGATCGAGAACGTGACCGGACAATGCAGCGACACCAAGACAAGCCTGTGCAATGTTCATCAGTTCCTTTTCCCATACCTGATTGTAGTACCCTGCAATCTTGTTTCTGATATGGGTCATAGGGTCAGCCCCGGTCAGTTCCTTCGTGAAGTCCTTCGCCTTAAATGCTTTCATCCTCTGAATCAGCATACAGGTCTGCTTGTCACCGCTGATCTCAACTGGGGTGTTATCCGTCAGACCATCATTGTTCAGGGCTTCCATACCGTCCTCATCCGCATCCAGTGGCTTGTAAATCGGGATAGTGGCAACATTGCCCTTTTCGCCGATCAAGTCCATAATAGAAGAATCCTGCTGTACAATGCCGGACGCAATCACTGGGGTTGACCAATAATCTGCTTCTGCCATCATCCCGGCAAACACTTCTTCATCAAATTCAAAACCGCCAAAATTACCAGTTCTAGCCATATTTTTTCACCGTTTTTAACCTTTCTTTTTAATGTGTATTTAACTGTTTGAATAACTCCGGGTTTTCCTGTTTCAGTTTCAGACGGTCAGCATAGCCCATCTTCAAAAACTGTTCCTTGGTAACAGTCTTGTTATTATCCCCACCCGGAAGGTTGTTTTCAAGAATCTTCCTGTTACCGTTGTTCTGCTGCTGATTGCTGTTGGATGTTCCGAACATAGCAGGGTGTTGTGTTTTCAGCCCTGAAATAAGATCGTCCTCACCCTTGATCTTGCCATCCTCACCAAGTTTGACTTCACCCTTTTCCTTTGCCTTAAAGACAAGGTAATCAACATCAACCGCCCCGGCTGCCATCAAAGCAAATTTCAGTGCGTTTTCTGTTTTCAGGGTTTCATTCTCCGCTTTCAGCGTTGCAATCTCCGTTTCATAGTCGGTGATTTTCTGCTGCAAAGCTGCATCCTCGCCAGTTCCCTTTTTCAGTTCTTCAATCAGGCTGTTAGCCTTTTCAAGTTCTGACGTTTTCCCGGTCAAGTCAGTTTCAAGGCTTGTGTACTTATCTTTGGACACATACCCACCTTCTGACAAATCGGCAAACCTGACGTGTTTCAGCTTGTCAGTCTCACCTTCATTGATTTTTGCAATTGCGTCATTCACCGCTTTCAGCACATCAGGGGCATCTTTTAACAATTCTTCTAACTTCATGTTCTTCCATCCTTTCTTTTTGGAACCGTGTGTTCCATCATGTCAGTTATTCTCCCATGACAAGGGGTGATTTCAGCAGCAGTTTAATTGTCATAAGCCTTTTCGGACAATAAAAAAAAAGACCGTATGTGTTACAGTCTTAATTCACGTTAGATTGCACCGCCAGACCTCATATAACGGTCATATAAGCACTAAAAAAGCAACAGTGCATATTTTATCAACTGTTGCCTTAATAGTCTGTATCTTCTTCATATTCCGGTTGTTCCGCTTCGGTATCGGTATCAATGCAAAGTTCAATATCAGCAATAATTTCTTCGTTGCTGCGGTTGCCGGACACACATAAAGGGTAATTCTCCCCAAAGTGTTCATAGTACGCTTTTAAAGCTGAATCTAAATTTTTCATTTCACCACTCCTAACATTTCTTGAAATATTTTAAAGGATTCTGGGAAAAACCGCTTAATCTGTTCCAGTGATTCCGGGTTATCCACCATAGCACTGTACATTTCTGCAAATCCTTCTTTTCCGTTATCCCTGCTTCTCCAATAACTTGTTCCATGACCTACACCAAAGGGGTATGCACACGATTTAGGCATAATTGGTTCAAACATATCTGAAATATCTGTTCTTTGCATCAAAGTCAGATTATCTTTTATGTATTCGCAAAATTTCTTTTTGGTGTCCTCTGTTACAGTCACATTTGATAAAGCGTGTTTAATATACCCCTCTTTTTCGGATGCTTCCATCAATCCACGCCGAATCATGTTATCTGCTTGTTTTTCAATGGCTTCCCGGCTGACTTGGCTTTTCGCCCAATCTTCGATAGCCTGATTTGCTTCTTTTTTCAGTGTCTTTCCAAAAAGCCCACCCTTATAGGTTTCAGAAAAGGCTTTCATCCTATCCCCATCACCATACTTACGATTTAGAATATAGTCTGCATGGTGTCCGTATTCATGGAATACTACCTGATAAGGGGTTTGATAGTCAGAACCCTTTGCAGCTTTTGAAATACTCAACTTGACACCATCAAAACCGGGTGAATAATAGGCTTTATCCCCTCTGTACTTCGGGTCTAAACAATGGAAATCACCAACGCAATCATTCCAAACTCTCTTTACTTCGTCCGGTGCATCTTCCATCTGCTTTCTGATCGCTGTTGAATGTTTCTTTCCATATGCTGATTCTAATTCCCCAAGCTGTATATCTTTCAAATCCATTGTATCAGCTTTATCAGGCAGGTGTAAATATTTCTTTTTGAAATCGTCAAAATCTGCGGTCTTGTCCAGTCCAAAATAGGCAGCACGTTTTTTCAGTTCGTCCAATTCGTCCTGATCTAAAGCCCACCTTGCACGCTGCAACAAGCAGCACCGACAATTACAATCTTCCTTTGCTTTTCCAAAGTGACCGGGGGCTTGCGCTTTCATCCCGTCAACTTCAAACGGTTCATCAAGTTCCCTGATCTGACCGTCAAGCTGCCTGTGATGGGGTCTTGTCCGGTTATCAAGCGTACTATCCCACTGTTTTACAATGTCAGCACCGCTTTCCTTCGCCCGGCACTGTGCGTCAAGGGCTGACTGCTGCTGTATGCGGTGTCCTTCCGTCCGGGCTATCCTGATAGCGTTGTTGATAGCCTTATTATAAGGGCTGTTCATACCGTTGGCAATGTGTTTTGCCATTTCATTCCACGTTGAACCGTTGGCAACGCCCCTTGACAGTTCAGCCCGGATTGATTTTTTTAGATAACTTATATCTTCACCCAACCGGGAATATAGCCCCTGTGACAATTTGCTGTCAGTCTGCAAGGCTTTTACAACCTGTTCCTGATTGATGGGTGAAATAATGGGTATGCCCTGATTATGCAGGTCATACATAACCCCAACATACCCATTATGATAAGACTTTTGCAGGTAATCAGCGACAGAAGTAAACTGCTGCCCCTGCAAATTGTCAATAATACTGTCAAGCTGCTTTTTCAATGCTTCCTGATACTGTTTCTGGTAGATTATGGATTGCAGGTTTTCAAAGTCAGTCCGGCTTGAAAGTTCCCTGATTCTCTGTTCGCAATCTTTCCGGGCTTGTCCGTATATCCTCTGTAACTGCTTAATGGTTTTCTGTTCGTCATTAAGCTGCGCCTGCTGCACCGCTTTCTGTGCCTTGTTCACCTGCTCCACCACCTTCATCATCAGGAATAACGTCACCCAAAGTCTGCTGTGCCTGTCCGGTTTCCCCGGCTTCATCATCCGGCAGCTTGTCTTTGATTTCCTCATAATCAATATCAAGGATTTCACAAATCGCCTGAATGATGGTTTCCTGATCAAACACATTCGCCAACCCAAGCAGAATATTCACTTCCACCTGTTTCCGCTGTGCTTCCGTCAGTTCATTTTGTTTATTCTCCTGTTCATTACTCATTACCTCATGGGTGAACTTAAAATAAACATCTTCCGGCTGATAACCTGTATCGTTCTGCTGATTGATTTCATCAATGACCACCTTCACGATCTTCCGCAAAAACCGCTTGATATTCCGTTCAAGGTGCTTGCAGCGCAAGTCAAGCAGGGAATAAGCTGCCTTAATCGCAATGTTGGTTGTGGCACTGGTGTCTTTTAGCCCTGACAGGTTCAGACCCATACCGAAACGGTAAATATTCTTTTCGTCAAGGTCAAGTTTGGTCTTTCGTGCTTCAAACGGTACATCCACCGTATGCACGTCAATACCGCCATCAGACCCAACGCCCACAATCTTCTTTGTTTTCAAATTCTGCTGCAATTCGTCAAGGTTGTCACCCTCAAACCCTTTTACAGCATAAAGCGGATGGTCAAAGTCAATCAGGTTGTTGGAAAGGCTGCTTGCCATCAAGTCATAATCATCAATTAGGGCTTTCACCGCTTTCAGGTTGGAAGTCTGCTTTTTATTATTGTCCAATCTGAAAAAGGGGATGAAACCAAGACTCTCATAATAAGTCTTTTCATCCCCTTCAATCTGATATAGCGTGTGCGGTCTTGGATTGATCTCTACACTGGTATCTGTTTCAATCTCCCCTTCGTCTGACTGAACATAGTAATAAACCTGTTCATCATCCCAATCCATGATTTTCTTAATCCTGTGACCTTCCTTATCAATCCGGTCAACGTACCAATAAAGAACATGGTCTTTCTTATCGTCAGCAAACCGGGCTTCTACTTCCACAACCCCGATACTGTCAGCACAAGTGAATTTCATGGTGTCGGTGCTGTCCTTCATAGCGTACATATACGCAAAGCCTTTTGCCTGACAGTCTGTAATCACTTCTGACAGTTCATCAATGAAATCATCATTGTAATTAAAGCGGTTGTCCAATTCTTCCTGTAATTCAGGAATATCCGACAACACAAACGGTTCATCACCTGAAAGTGTGTACTGTGTACCCTGTTCCGTCAGTTCCTTAAAGAACGGATGGGGTATTTTCACGTTTGACCGGGTTTTATCTTCTACAAGCTGACCGTCAGAATTATAGTAAAACATCCGGTATTTCAGAATATCGTGATCACCGTCAAAGTACCGTTCACCAACCCTAGCAAAACTTTTCTTGACTGACGCTGTATCTTCGTCAATGAACATTTTAATTTCTTCTGTTGTCAGCATCTAATCACCTTCCTACTCCAACCAACCGTTTTCTGCAAAGATTTTTGCCATTTTCGGGAAGTTCACCGCCAAGAACACAACAAGGGTTTCATCATTGTTGTACTGTTCAAGCCCGGCTTCTCCGAAAAATCCATGAATTACTTCGTGTCTGCACACTTCCTGGTAACGCATTTCCTTTACTTCCATGCTGTCAGCATCTTCAAGCATATCCACAACTTCACGAACTGCAATTCTTCTGTTGTACTGCTGACAAATACCATCAGCACACAATTCTTTCAGCAACGGTGAATTATGTTCAAAACTGTATTCTGTACCTAAAATATTCATTTCCTGTTTCCTTTCTAAAAAATCCACTTGCCACCTTTGGCAATGTATTTTTCAAGCGCATACCGCATTGCGTCCATCAGGTGGTTAAAATCATCAATAGGCTTGTTCAGCTTATTTCCGAACTTGTCTTTATCCCATGTGTAATTACTGATTTCTGTCAGGAAGTTCACACACCGGGGATGAATAATAATTTCATAGTCCTGTATGAACTGAATACCTGTATTTACGCTGTCTTTGCCTTTTTCCGCACCCTTGACCCTAAGACCAAGACCCTTTAACTGGTCAATGCTCTTTGGTTCAGCAGAATCAGCGGTAATTTTCTCTTTCCGATAACCCATATCAACAATGTTCTGAAAAATCCTTTCGTTGGAAAGACCTGCTGAATACATTTCATCCCATACGAAAATCTTTTTATTCTGAACATCAATGAACCCGGCAAATAAAGCAGATGGGTCATTCGTATAACCAAAGTCCAGACCAAAAGCGGATTCAATCTTGTACTGCTGCCTGATCTGTTCCAGTGTAAAGGCTTCTTCCTTCCAGTTCTCATAAACAAGACCGTCAACAATACCCCAGTCACCAAGACCTGCAACTTTGTATCGCCTTGGGTTCTGTTTTCGCATGGTTTCAAAAACCTTTTTATCTGCTGCATCCAACCATTCATTGCACTTGTAATTCGTGGTCAGCGCAAGGGTTTCATCATCCGGGTTATCAAAGAACCGCTTTTTCAACCAATGGTGTTCATTCCAAGGGTTGAAAGTCAGGGTGATTTGTTTGAACAGTCCTGAACCATCCGGGATTGCACCACGAATTGATTCATCAAGCATATTGAAATCATCCTCTGAACTGATTTCATATGCTTCTTCAATCCACATCCAACACAATACACCCTGATCTACTGTGATAGACGTTACTTTCAGCGGATCGTCAAGCCCCCTGAAATAAATCTTCTGACCTGTTGGCTTATAGGTCATTTCAAGGGGGCTTTCTTTTACATCCCAAAAGGCATCTACACCCAATCGGTGTATAGCCCACTTCAATTCAGTAAAACAGGAATCTTTCAGGGTTCGGTAAGTCTTTCTGACAACAAGCGTGTTTGCATCCGGGTACTTCATCATATTGGTTATGTACCACAATGCGGTTGTCTTTGACTTCTTACTTGCCCTTGATCCCTTTACTGCCCTGTATCTGCCCTTCCATTTCCAAAAAGAACCGTAACCCTTGCCAACAACTTCCGGCAAACTGATTACCTGTTTCCCTTTGCTCTTTTTGGGCTTGTAATCTTCCGGGTAAAGAATGTACTTCATATACCCGAAAACGTGTTGTGAAGAAATGCGCTGCTTTACCATAACAGCACCGCCTTAATCTTCAAGGGCATCTTCACCAGATATGACAATGGGTACTGCAACATTCACATCAATCTTGTCATTCCACATACCCAAGTGCTTACCAAGTAATTCAAGGGCTTTCAGTTTGGATGAAACTTTTACTTCCCTTTCCACGCTGTACCCGGTGTCTGTATCAGAATGTTTGTACTTTATTGATTCAATGCAAGACAAATCATCATCAGTAGCATCTTCCCGGATTTTACCGTTGCTGTCTACAAGGTCAGTCATTTTGACAAAAGCGATTTTTGCCAGTTCTAAAACAACCCTGTCCTGATTTACTCCGGTACGTTTTGACCGCTCTGCCATCCGTTCAGCAATAGCCTGTTGAACCATAACATTTGATAACAAACGGGATGCTTGTTCCTGCGCTGTTTTCGGTGAATACCCTGCCCTTATTGCTGCCTGTGTACCATTCAGGTCAATCAGGTATTCATCAACAAACCGCTGTCTTTGTTCGCTTAGTTGCCTTTTTGCCATCAGATACACCCTCTTTCACAAAAAATCTAAACAAAAACCGCTGCAAGGTAGGAGGTTCACCGGGTGAAAAGTCCGGCTATAAAGCACCCTTGCAGCGGTCAGACAGTAAGCAAATTAAAAATTGCAGGTCATTTAATGACCTGCAAAATTTTTCACTTTACAATATAATCAGGAAATACCGATAAAGCAATACACTTTCAACCACATTCAACACCATTTAACACAAGTATGTTAAATTTTCGTGCATTTCCTCAAAGGCTTTCAGTGCCTTTTTATGTGCATCAAGTACAAAATTGTATGACCGCTTCATTTCAACCGCTGCTATCTTGATACTTTTAAACTGTACATACACCTTAAACAATACCTGCACATAGTTTACATCACGCAATTCCCGGATTTCCCTGATGATCTGTTCCTTGGCATCAACAAAACGGTCAATTTCCGCATTGATTTCATCATTAAATGCTATGTATCGGGCAACATCAGCACATAATTTGTCACCCCTCGGTGAAGTCTGCACCCTATCCCGGCTGTAATCAATACCGCCTGTACTTTTTGCATCCGCTTTCATTTCCTCTAACCGCTCTATATCCTGATTGATCTGCATATCAATAATTTCTAACTGTTCAAGATACTTCTTAGCAGACAACTTTTTCTCTTTGCTCATTCTCTTAACCTCACTTTCTACACTTGGGTTACGGTTCAACCGCTACCCTGAAACGCACGCAAACCCTTGATTTTCCTGAAAGTTACGGTTAGTTACGGTTACACTTAAATTCTCTATTCTATATATTTTACTTTTTATGTACTGTAGAAATACTGTAAAAAAATCATATAATAAAGAATTATCTTTTAAGTGTAACCAACCGTAACCGCCTTATTTTATAAGGGTTTTAACCGTAACCGCCAACTGTTACCAACTGTAACCAAACTGTTACCTAGCAGGTAATTCAGGCAAATCCATCCAGTAGGTAACATTCTGTAAAAGACTTTCCGTATAGGCACTGTGAAAACCCTCATAACCAGACAGTACATTATAATGTGCAACTTCCGGTACTGCTGTTATATCATCAAAACACACCAACACCCACTTAGATTGTTTTGGTGGTCGGCTTGCAGGTTGCCATTTCATCACTTAAACACCCTTCCTGATTTCTTATGTTTCAGCGTCACCCTTCCGACAATTTCAAACCCGGCAAGGTCTACCAGTAGCCGGAATGACTGAATAACTTTGTGGTTCAGCTTTTCAACTTCCTGTTCCTCTCTGTTGGTTACTGCCATAGCTGCCCCGGCTGTCGGGTCAGCGTAACCTTCACTGTTTTTATAATTCATAATTCGCACATCCTTTCAGTTTATCCACTTGATAATAGGGTCACTGTGAAAACCCTTTTCCCATACAAACCACGCATAAGCTACCGCACTTGAAGAATAATCTTCAAATTTTCCATTCTTTGCACAATTCAATCTGGAAGAACTCACATATACAGTTTTTGGTGGGTTGTCCATAAAGAACTTTTTCCGTTCTTTCCCTTCCAGAAATTGTAATTTTAAAAACATTGCTACTTTTCTTCCCGGCTGCACAGTCTCTAATGCCCTTTGGACAAATTGAAGTGCGTACCTGTATGGTGGGTTGGTGATTATATCACCTTCAAACCCGTCCAAAGTTTCATTCAGGAAGTCAAGCGGTTCATCATCACCATAGCCACGATAAATTAAATCAGTGCTGATTACCTCAAAACCATGTTCTTCCAAAACCCTTGATAAATGCCCTTCACCACAAGCACATTCCCAAATTACCGGGGAAAACTGTTCTTCTTCAAGCAACAATTCCATAGCTTTAGGGTCTGTTGCGTAATAATCATGTTTCTGTCTTTCACCGCTTGAATGGTTGGATGCAGCAAGCGTTACAAAAGTGGCTGCTTTATTCCCTATCCAGTCTTTACTTTGTTGCTCTCTCTCTCTCTCTCGATTAGCATACACTACTGTTCACCCCTTTCATCATTCTTCGGGCATCTGTCACAATCACCGAAAGAAGCACCAAAGCAACCATCACAAGGATTGTCCATTTCCTGCTGAACTACTCTGACGTTCCTCACCGCTACACATAAGGCGACCACAACCGCCCCGGCAATTCCACCGATCACAAACCCAATGCAGAAACAAACCGTTCCAATCATTACCTGTTCCATATTTAGCACCTATCCTTTCATATTTTTCTAAAAATTCGTTTTGATTTATTATTAAGTTTCACAACTACGGTTTCAAAACCTAACCGCTTATTTATCTGCTTGCTGAACACGATATTTGACATAGGCGTTATTGCATTTTCAGCACAAAATACCTGATACCGCTTATACACATCAGAAGTCAGTTCGTTTTCAATCATTTCAATACCGCAATCATCAATAAATGCCTTAATCGGGTTATTCTCGTTTTCATATTCATCCAACTGCTGCTGAACTTTTTCAGACTTGGTGAACTCATTGTTTTCAATGATTCTTTTCAACCCTTCCACTCCAACCCTGATCATGTATTCTATTGAACTTTGTTCAACCAGTTCATACTTGATATAAGGGTTAAAATCCGGGTCAAGTTCCCCACTTGGCAGATACTTTGAAAACCGGGCATTGAATGGGATGATTACCAACCGTCTTAATACCGCCCCGGTTTTATCCTTCATCCGGGGTATGTCATTTGCACTGAACAAAAGTTTAATGTATGGGTTGAACTCAAAAGGGTCTTGACCCTTTCTTTCTGCTTTTATCCGGTTTCCTGTAACAACCTTTTTGAAGATTGCCACCTGTGAACCTTGCAGGAAATCATCACCAATATCATCACCGATATTTGCCAGTTTTCCGAACATCATTGAAGTGCTGAACCTATCGCCTAATTCTTTCAGGTCAAGGGCTGAAATGTTCTGTTCCCCTAAAATCGTTTCAACGCAATCAAGGAAGGTACTTTTTCCGTTGTTCCTGTCACCTGTCAGAATGAAAGCCTTTCCAAGTTCATTCCTACGGTAAAAACAGTAACCAATACATTCTTCAAGCAACGCCCTAATTACCTGATCACCGCAAGCTAATTTGTTCAGCGTCTTGTCTGCAAGTTCATTGTATGCGTCCGGCTCATAGTTCCAAGGGATTCTGTTGGTTATCACCAGATCAGGGGTAAAAGGCTGTAATGTGCCTGTGACAATATCCAACACCCCATTGTTAAAGCCGATATACCGGGCATCTGCCGGGGCTTTGTCCTCAACAATCAGTTCCATGTACTCTAAGACTTCTTTCCGCTGTGTTTTCCTCAAATTCGGTATCTGCTGAATCATAGTTGTTTCTATGGGCTTGTACCCATTGATGTATATACCGTCCTGATAAATGTGTAACTGACCGTTGATTTTCACCACATACGCATTATTTTTCATGTACGTTGCAAAACGGTCAAACAGGAACTTGTCACCGTTAAAGAACACTGGTTTCTGAAACGCTTCATCCCTAAGAATCACTTCCAGTTCTTCATCAGGCAGAGGTTCTTTGAATACAAACCTGTTCAATATGCGGATCGCTTCCCTTGTTTCATCCACACTGAAATCATTTGCTGTCAGGGTCAGGATATAATTAAATAACGCTTGGTTTCTCCCATCCCCTGCATCCATGTCAAGGAAGTCCACCGTTGCCCTGACCGGGAATAACCACTTGGGTATTTCCTGATAACTCCCATCTTCTTCAATATCCCATTCAATGAACCGTTCCTCACCGTCAATTTTTATGACCTCGTATGAAGTACGTGAACCAACCTTAATATCTGCGCTCAACCCGATTGCAAGCGGTACATTCGTCCTGTTCCTTGCTATACTGTGGTTTTTGAACAGAAAATGTTTTCCCCGACTGGTACAGTACACCCTGCAATCAAGCTGATATTCTTCCACTATGTTCATTAAAATTTCAGCCTGTTCAGTATCGTCAATATCAATCAGGATGGTATCATCAGCAAGCACCCCTGCAAAACCGGGAAGGTCTTTCACCTCGTCATAAGTCCTGAACTTTGACCTGTTCTTAAAGGGTTCAATAGCAGCTTTCCCTTTCGATTTAATGTAACCTTTGTAAAGCATTGCTTCCACCACCCTTAACTGAATACTTCTGACAACAGCTTTTTACAAAATTCTTCGTTTCGCTGAACAGTTTTGAAATTATTCTTATAGTCACGTTTCTGTCTTTCCGCAAACCTGACCTTTTCTTTCTGCTGTTTCATCCGGCTTTTTACTTCTTTTACCCGTTCATTCAGGTCTTTCCACGGTGATGAATTTCTCTTATAATCATCACGATATACAGTCACCCTATTAAGTTCCAACTGCAATACTTCAAGTTTCTGCTGTTCTTCTGCTGCCCTTGTTCCCCAGTCCACCGCCTTATTCGCATAAGCCTTTTTTGCCCCAACCGTTGCTGAAAGAAACTGTTCAATGCGGTCTTTAAGAACTGTTTCCTGTTCCGGTGTGTCGCTTTCCCTGATGATTTTTAATAATTTCCTGACCTTCGCAACATTACGCATTGAAAGAAACGCATCCGCATCAACCTGCATATTCCCCCTTCCGTAGTTCCATGTGATTTTTAATTCTGTCATGTTTTACCGCCTTTCCGGTGTTATGACATAACACCAAATTGTTTTAACCGCCTTTTTGCTGCATCTATGTACCATTGCCTGTCAAGCTGCCTTGGAACTTTTACACCATCAACCGATTCATTGTATATAAAGCAATGGTCAGGGGTATCACCGAACTTCTTCGGTTTCCCATCCTTGCCACCGCATTTTAAAATGCGTCCATCCCGGAAATCATTAGAAGCAAATACCCTATAACACTTGTAGGTGTACCGCACTGTTTCCGGGTACTCATAATGTGTCTTAATCACCCTAACCCCTGTCCTGCGTTCCACTGGGGTACAGTGTTCATGCTCCACCCATTGAAACTTTTCTGATAACTTCACCAACTTTTGGAACATGATCAGATCGTCACAATTATTGATAGTCTGTTCAACAGGCGTACCATGCACCATATAATCAACCAGTGCCTTGTTCAGAATTGGTAAATCATTGTCTATCGCTGACAGTTCTTTCAGGTATTTCCCGATTCTCTCAACACCACCATCAATATCAATCCAAAGGTAGTTGTTCACGTCCTTCTGATAGATTTCATGTATACAGTCAAGTTCAAGCAGAATATCACAATATTCAGTGCTGCAACGCTGTTCCCATTCCCAACAAATATCATCCATCATTGCAAAGGCTTCATCCGTATCAGGCACTTTTACAATCAGACCATCCGTATTTGACTGAATTAACTGAAATCCCGGTATCACTTCCAAATGTTCTATCAAGTCAAGTAACATCAACTGACCGTTAATACACATACAGTTATTGTTCCGTGGGTCATATGCAGCATTGGTCTTGTCCTTCATTCCCCCTGAAAGCGCGTTCAGCATTTTCTTATAGGGCAACTGTGCCTTTTTCCACTTCTTCGCTTCTGCCCTTGTCGCTGCATGGGTCTGTTTATATTTCAGTGCTTTCCGGGTCTTATATACCTTCGTGTAGTTGTCATTGGTTGCTGCCCTTGTCACCAACTGCCAAGCGATCAGCATGGAAGGGTAATAATTATTTACGTCAACATGATATAAAGCGCCTTTGAAATGTGACGGTTTTTCAGTAGCGCCATGCAGACCCCCAAAGCCGAAAGTGTGCGGTATTCCTGCAACCGTGATTTCAAAACTTTGCGCTTTATACCATGCCTTTTTAGCTGCGCTGTCATAATGCTGCACACCCAATGACAAGGCTTCCTGCCTTTTCTGTTCAAACCATTCCTGAACACACTTGTATTTGTTCAGCTTTATGCAGGGAAGGAAAAAATACTCAAATTCATCATCCCAATCCCTTTTGACGCACCCAAGAACCTTTGACGTTATCCGGGCTTCACTGTCACCGATATTTGACAGGTTCACCATATCCGGGAAAGCCTGAACAATATCGTGCATAGCGTTGAAATCGTCCACCTTCTGCATGAATACTTTTATGGTTTCTTCCACGTCATGCTTACAATAAAAAACCGTCTGTTCAATTTCCTGCTGCGTCAATTTTCTGTTTATATCAAAAGGAACTTCTGTTTCCTTGATATTGCTACCAAGAAAACCTTCCAGTGTTTTCAAACCTACCGGGGGATTTGGCATCACATCATAATTGATCATGGGAACTTTATTGAAAGCCCCGGAAAACTGCCACCCCTCTTTGTTCTGCACAATTATCCAGGCATTCACCTTTTTCGGATCAAGCCCTAAAAGGATAGCTTTCATAATGTACTGGTCATAGTGTCGGTTGTTAAATCCAACCCATATATTATTTATATTTTGCTCATATAACGCCCTTAGTTCATCCGGGCTATTGATTATCACCTGTACTGACTTTTTGACCATATCAACGAATACAGCAAGCCAGTCATAGTTGAAAACCTCAAAGTCATAAAAAATCATTAAAATCACCTATTCCATAAACAGGCGGTAGGTGGATGCACTACCCAAATACCGCCTGTTTCTCATTTTAGTATCTTTTTAAGATACATTCAAGCCAAATTTTTTAGCAATCAAATACTTCCTTAATAGTGATCGGATTGAAGTTGCTGCCGGAATACTCAACCTCTGCTTCCACCTTACCCTGAATTTCCTGAAAAATATCAAGCACACAATCCGCAAAATCCGCATAGTTGACAAACTCCGGTATTGTTTCCGTTTCCAGTTTATCAAGCCATGTGCATACTGACTTGATCGCCATTCCGTCCGTCCACTTCGGGGAAGTGTTACCGCTGATTACCCGGTTAAAGAAGATCATCCTGCCCTTCTGCTTGCACTCACCGCCATCCGCATTTTCCTTGATTTTGCACTGTACCGCAAACATCAGCTTATCTTTCGCCTTGGTCAGCTTGATTTCCATTTTTTCAAAACCTACAATGTATCTACCGTCCGGCACGTCCTCAAATGCGGTTGCGTCCGCTTCTGCAACTTCTTTCTGTAATGCGTCCAAGTCCACCTTCTGATCAAAAGCACCAAAATCAATAGCCATAATAATTCACCTTTTTAACCTTTCTTAAAATGTTCTTATAATTGCAACTGCTAAGATACAAGCAATGCAAATCAGTGTGTAATTGTTGCGGTTTCTCTGTTCCTTGTCACCGATTGCACCGAAACCAAATACAACCGCCATCAGGAAAAGCAGCACTTCCATATTATCGGGTTCTTCTCCTGCGCTGACCCCTTACAGGTGTTTCAGGTGGGTTCATTGCACCTTCAACCGGGTTCTGTTCCTGTGCAATGCGCTTGCAGCCCTCGTTAAATTCTTCTTTAGTGATCTGTTTCATAACCACCTGACCACCAATTACCGTATCAACTGCATCCCCTTTGTGTTTCAACAGATAGTTGTCATTTTCAACATCATAGAAGTAAGTATCTTCGGTCAGCACAACATTTACAAAATCTGTATTGTCCGTTCCGTCAGGGATATTTGCAGCCTGTTCCTGTTCCGTCTTTCTGTCCTTGCGTGTCCGTCTCGGCGGTTTCTGCAAGTCCGGCTTCGGTACGGTTTCAGCAATAGCAGCAGCTTCTTCAAACGGTACTTCTTCCGCACCGCCTGTTGCCTTGTCAATCGCTTCATCAACCGCTTTCATGTGGTCAGCAATCTTCTGTTCATTCTCTGCCTGAACTTCTGCCCTGCTCTTTCTTTTACGCTTTTTCGGCTCACTTGCCGGGGGTGTGGTAGGCGGTGTGTCAATCTGGTCTGTCGGTGGTGTCTTTCTGCCAGACCTTGACCGTCTGCCGTTGGCATCCGGCTTTTCAATATCTGCTGCCACCGCTGCATCTGCCTGACCCATTTCATCATCAGTCTTATACTCCCCGATCTCGTAATAATTGCGGATTTTATCAACCACATAATTCAGATCGTTGTCAATCGCATACGCAGGGAACATCCCAAGCGGTGATTTTACAGTGTCCTTACCGCTGTTCTGTGTATAGAAGTAATACTTTGCTTCATTCACCCCAGTTCTAAGAACTACTGTGAAAAGCCCCTCAATGGTGATTTTCTCACGCAACAGTTTACCAATCAGCTTAACGGTGGTCAGACCATTATCAAGCGTTTCCAGATGGGTCATATAGACCACAACCACATCATCAGGAAGGTCTTTGCACACATCAATGATTTCAAAGTAATTCGCTCCAAAATCATTGTACTTATCCCATCCGGTTTCTTTGATACGGTTCATGTACGGTACAGCAAGGATATACTGGAAATCATCAACCACAATCAGCTTCTTCCCTGCCGCTGCCTGTTCTTTCATGTACCGGGTGATCTTCCGGGCATCCGTTTCATTTTTCAGCATTTCAAAATGATTTTTGAACGGTAACGGTTTACCCACCGGGTTCACTACTGCGATTGTTGCCGGGTCGCAATTCCTCATGCTTGTACTTTTTCCTGTGCCGGATTCACCCATGATTAAAACTTTCTGTGCTGCCATCTTATTTATCCCCTTTCTTTAACATTCCCATCAGCCGGGTGAAGAAGTTACTCTTGCCCTTCATCACCTGCTTGGATACAGCTTTTACATACTGCTTATGCTGAAAATTTTCAGCGGTAGAAACCTTGTTTCTGTAACTGCGGTGACTTCTGATTCTGTGATTCTTTGCGCTACTCATTTTCGTTACCCTCACTTTCTGTTATAGTTAAATGCTCCCCGGCTTTGACACAAAAACCTGTCTTTACAATCTGATCTTCCTTTTCTGTATCAATCCAAGCAATCAACTCACCTGTATTTTCTTCGTAAATCTGGTACTGCATCAGTCAACACCTTCTTCCTGCTGTTCAGTGTCTTTGAACACATCCAGTTTTCCAACCTCTAAGAACTGCGCTGCCCAAAAATCCGCAAAGTGAATGATGGTCTGTAACGGTTCTTCATGCCCTTTCAGGTCATAGGCAAGGCTTCCATAAGCTCCATCATGATAAAAGATAGCGTGTTCTTCTTCCTCGGTCAGATCAATGTAACGTGCTGCCAGTTCCACCGATCTTAAAGGGTGGTCAATGTGGCAAAGTTCACCGCTGATCTTGAAAGGCTTGGATTCTGACCGCTTATATTTCTGTTCCGGCTCTTTCTTTGTCGGTCTGCCATCCTGAATCATGTTTTCCACATAGTAGGGGCTTCCCTCTCTGCCACACTTGCCAAGGTCATGTAACCCTGCTGCAATAATCACGCTGTTGTGAATTTTGTTGTATGCAGCACCGCCAAGCATTGCAACGCCCATCTTTTCAGCGTACTGCATGACGTTCACCGTATGTTCCAACAGACCGCCATCTTTGCAAAGGTGGTTTCCCCCGGATGCAGGGGCGGTCAGGAATCCAAGGTCAGTCATAAAGTCAAGCAGGTCTGCCATGCCCTCACGCCCGGTTGACATCATACTGTCACGGAAATAGTTAATCTGTTCTTCTCTTGTCATTTTCATTGTGCTATTCTCCTTTATTCATTTTATTTTCAAAGTGTTTCCACTTCGATTTCAGCAGGTTATAATTGTGTTCAGCATTTTCCTGATCTCCTGCCTGAATACACTGAACAAAATTCTGAAACAGTGTGTAATTGTCAGGGTAAAGCAGGATTGCATAACCGCCTGAACGGTCAATTTCTCTAAGGTTTACAATCTGCAACGGTGACGGTCTGCCATTCGGGGCTTTTAATTCAATCCCCATGAACCGCCCGGAGCAACTCACCAACAGGTCAGGAACACCGCTTTTTGTGTACGCTGCACCGCCCCAGTATTTAATTGACCAACACCCTTTAGTTTTCAGGAACTTCTTCACTTTGTTTTCAAACTGCTTTTCTGCTGCCATTCAATACCACCTTCTTCCTCATATTCTTCATAAAAGCAACCGTTGGTATATCCCACCCAACAAAGGAACAGGAAGTTGACCGCCATAATCACATACGGTTGCCAAGATATAATGCTGTCGATCAGGCATACCCAAAACAACAAGCTGAAAGCATTGAACACACACAAGGTTTTAATGATAAAATTCTTTGCGTGTCTGCGGATATACCGACAAACCCGGCACATCCGGCAATTATACGAACAGTTCATCTGTCAATTCCTTCCCTTCCTTTAATGCTGCAAAATTCTTTTCTTCAAAGCTGCCCTTCACAAGCAGGTAATAGTAAAAGCAGGTATTCTTTTGCCCTATGCGGTGAATCCGCTTTTTGGACTGTTCCCAAAGGTCACAAGACCCTTTGCCAAGCGGTAAGGTGAAATAAATAACCTTGTTCGCTTTCTGGTAATTACCGCCCATTGCCCCGGCTTGGTACTGGACAAACAAAACGCTGTTTGGAACTTCTTCGTAAGCGTACATTGACATTCCTGAACCGTTGACAAAACTGACTTCCCTGCCAAGGCTTTTACAAATCTTCATCAGCCTGTGAAGTTCCTCATTGAAGTTGTAAAACACAATCAGCCGATCATCTGTTGATTCAAGCAGGTCTTTGAACGCTTCTAGTTTTTCCCGGTGGTACTGACCGCAAAGCTGCCTTGCATACAGGATTTTTGTCAGGCTGTTATCACCGATTAACTCAACCCTTGGTGTTACATCCTTACCGTAATAATCAGAATCGTCTTTGAACTGACAGAGGTTCAATGTATCAAGCAGCAAATAACTGTTCTTCATAAAATACCTGTATTCCTTGGTAGGCTTCACAAAAATATTCTGTTCCACCTGTTCAGGAAGTGTTATAACCTCATTCGTTTTCATAAAGACAACCCCATGTTCTGCCAGTTTCTTTTTCAGGTGTGCCACGTTCTTATAGCCAACAATCACTTCACGCTTAAATTCACCCTGTTCAACCCATTCAGTATCAACGTATGATTTCCAAAAGGCTTTCTTGGAAATATCCCAACCAAGCAGCTTACATTGTGACCACAAGCGTTCATACTTCCCTGCTGTCGGTGTGCCGGACAACAGAACCACGCTTTCAGGGTTCAGCTTCAGCACGAATTTTGACCGTTTTGCCCCCTCATTGCTGATAAGGGAACTTTCATCAAGTACCAGTGTGAAATTGTGTATATGAGCGATATATGACCGCCTGAAAGCCAAATCATAGTTAATCACTCCCACAATCTGCACATCATAATCATAGAACTTATCTGTTTCAATCAGTTCCCGGTATCTGACCGCCTGATTTTTCTTTGTCAGGTCAAAAACAGAATAGTCCGGGTAGTATGTATTGAAATGTTCTATCCAATCATCAATTTTTGACTTCTGACAAATAATCAGGTTCACATCATTGTTCAGCAGATACATTTTTTCAGCACCGACAAAAGTTTTACCAAGACCCATATCAAGGTAGTATGCAACCCGGTTGTGTCCTTCCGTCAGGTCAAGGGCTTTCTGCTGATGGGGCATGAAATCCGGGCTACTCATTTTCATCCTTTTCCGGGGCTTCTTCCGTCAGATCAATTTGCAGCCTTGCCACTTCCACCGCTGCCCGGTAAACCAGTGCATACTTGCTGTTACCATGTGTAGCAGTCACTTTTTCAAGGAATTTATCAATCTTCCCAAGGAAGCAGCCACACTTGACAGTAATTTCATTGTCCTTATCCCGGAAGAAGGTTGTGAAGTCGCTCCTGCTGCCAATCGCCCCGATCACCAAAACATGACTTGCAGAAAAGACCTCGGCATCACCGCAAACCTCGGCATCACCGCAAACCTCGGCATCACCGCAAACCTTGGCATTGCCCCAAACCTTGGCATCACCGCAAACCTTGGCATCACCGCAAACCTCGGCATCACCGCAAACCTTGGCATTGCCCCAAACCTTGGCATCACCGCAAACCT